GCCGTTCTTCTTTCTTATGATAAAAATCATAACGAGACTCATAATCATCAATATAGTCATGACCAATACTTGTATCAAAACTGATAGATAAAGAATTAGATAATAACTCGGGAATAGATCCTTTATCGTTTTGATTATCTTCACCATCAATAATTAAAATAGCTTTACGGATTGAATTAAATAGATCTTTATCTTGGCAGAACTTTTCAGTTTCTTTTATAAGCCAATCAACATTAGTGTCAGGATCTCGTTGTAATTCATCAACTGCTGACATGATGTTTTTATAAGCATCTTCGTTTAGATCTTTTCTCTTATCTAGAGAGATTTTAAGAGCCTCCACTGAAGGAGGCTCCTTGTAATCATCGACATAACTAGAATAAGTATCAAAAATCTTTTTGAGATTTCCATCGTCAAAGTACTCTGACTTAATATATGGATATACTCGTCGATAGTAATCCTCGTTAAAAACAAGATTAGCTAATACTGTCTTCTCGATCATCTTCCACCTCTTCTACTACATCAAAATCTTCATCGTTATTGCTTTCGCCTGGAATAATAATACTACCACCTACACCAAACGCGTTTTTGATGTAATTGGTAAAATCTGTCTTCTCAAACATATTAATCCAAAACTCAGAATTGTCAACAATTTCTTTTGCTCGTAGAAGTTTATCGTTTAGAACTTCACCTGTAGCAGGATCTACAGCTTCGTACCAACCGACTTTAGGCTTGCGAAGATAACCACCCTTTTCAGCAATATCCATAAGACCAGACCACTTAACAATACCACCTTCCCAAGATACTGTAATTGGAATTTTGGATTTCTCTTTAACATGGCGAGATTTCTCAATGTTAATTACAAAGTGGTAACCTTGGATCTCTGTGCCCTGCTTGTCTTGTTGGCGGCCAATAATCCAAATACTGTCAGCTGAATAGTAAATACCAGTACCACCCGAAACAACATCTTTTGGAAATAGACCAATCTCTTTATATGTATGATTAACCGCAATTAGTGGAATATCTTTTAAATTGAGATGTGGCGTTACAATACGGAATAGAGATTTAAGAGCTTTAGCACGAGACATGTCAGCAACTGACTTTTCGTTTAAAGCATCTTCAACTTCTTTTTTGGATGCAAGGTTACCAACAGAGTCAATCACAACGACAACCTTATCATCCTTGTCAATAGCTTCCATTTGTTTTACAATATCAAACTTTAATTCTTCGACATTGGTAATAGGAGTGTGAACTGTACGTTCCATATCAATACCAAAAGACTCGAAATATGATTGAGGTGTACCAAACTCAGAATCATAAAACAATAAAACAGCATCATCATACTTTTTCAAATAAGCAGCTGCCATTAACAAAGCAAATGCTGATTTAAAATGTTTAGATGGACCAGCCAAGACGAGAAGTCCTGGTGTAAGTCCACCATCAATACGACCTGACAGCGCAACATTTACCATAGGTACTGGCGTTGGTGCCATGTCTTTTTTACCAAAAACTTTAGACTGCACGATTGGTGCAGTCATTTTAATGGTAGAATTTTTTACGAGTTTGTCTAATAGACTCATGTACCCTCCACAATCCTTAAGAGTTTAGATTTATAGGCCTCAATTTTACCTACGCGGTCAGGCCAATAAATTGTTGATTTTTCTGGATTTTTACAAAGATTATCCAAAAATGGCGTAATCGATTTATAAAGTAACTCTAAACGATATTCATATTCTTCGGCGGTGACTTTAGAAGCCACCACCTGATCTTCGAGTTCCTCTTTAGCCTTACGCTCAGCTTCGATTTGTTCCTCGGCTGCGGCTTGCTTTTCCTCAAGCTCTTCATCAATAAATGTGAAACCAAAGTCAAAATCTAAAACTTCTTCGTAGACTTGTTTATCCATTCGCTAATTCCTTAAAGATTGAGAGATCGTCGTCATCGTCATCCATAGACATTGATGTAGCAGGCTCAGGAGCTGCTGCTGCCATTGTAGGCTGTGGTGCAGAAGCTTGTGTATTGCCCATATTGCTTAGATCAAAGTCATCTTCGTCGTCCTCAGCTGTAGTTGGAGTATATGGTTCTTCGTCAAGTGCAAGCACTCGATAAAGTTTTGCTTTTAACTCAGCATAAGACTTGAAGTTTTTCGGATCGATAACTTCTTGTAGTGAGTGTTGGTTATTCCAAACACGTTCCAATTGAGTGTCGTCATCGAAAAGTGCTGAAGGAGCATCAAACTCAGATTTATCATAATTTGGATAACCTTCAAACTGACGAATTTTAAGACGGAAGTTTGCGCCTTCCCAGAAATCAAACGGATTTACTGGTGTTTCGTCTTCAAAGGTTGGGTTCATCAAATCATTTAGTTTATCAAAGATTTTCTTACCAAATGAATACAGGAATACCTTGCCTTCGTTTTCTGGATTTGCAGCATCCTTTAGAACAAGAATGTTAGCAACATATTTTAGACGACGTTTTTGTTTACGTGCTTGATCTTTATCAGAGTCAATACCAGAGTTCCAAAGTTTAGAATTATACTCAGAAACTGGATCATCTTGACTCAATGTTGTTAGGGAGTTTTCAATATACCATAATCCTGTTGGACCCTGAAAGCCGTGATCCCAAATACGGACGAATGGCATTTCTTCACCTTGTGGTGCTGGAAGGAAACGAATAATCGCAAAGCCATTGCCTGCTTTGTCGCGAGTTGGTTTCCAATATTTGCCTTCGTTGGGATCAGAATAGCTCTTAGATGAGATTTTATCGAGCTGTTGGTTCAGTTTATCTAGGGAAGCTGAACGTGACTTTTTAAGTGCATCGAATGATGTTGGTGCCATTTGCATATCTCCTTATATTGCATTGTTTGACGTTGTATTGCGAAATATTGCTACCGAAGTAGCAACATTATTTATATTAGAAAAACCGATTTCTAACATGTTCCTTAAACTTTTTTTCATTGATTTCCAAGAAGGGTCTATACTTCCTTGATAGTTGCATTATATCACGTGCTATGATTTTGTCAACTATTTCTTTTTCCCAATATGGGAAAATATTAGCTATATGAGTAATAATAGTAAATGTCTCTAGC